CCTTTTAGAAGTAGTCCACCACCAGCTTTCATTTTTCCATATATGTTCTCTGCAAGGTCACCTAAACCACTACCTATTTTTTCAAGCAAATCAAAATTTAGTTTTGCTCTTTTCTTTTTTTCTTTCTTGTCCATTTTATCAAGTATTTTTTGATTTGCAATAACTTTTGGTGCATCTTCTCCAGCGATTGATGTATCTTCTTCTATTTGTTTTTGAAGTGCTAACATTTTAGCATCCATATCTGCTCTTCTTCCAGCTTCTTTTTCAGATAATCCAGATGCTTTAGCAGCCATTTCATTTCTTCTTTTTAACACTACCTCTATAGATTTACTTTTGTCGATTCCTTCATCATTTTGTTTATTAAGTTTTTCAAGTAACTCAACTACATTTGGGAAAGTTTTTTCTGTGCTTTTCTTTTCATCTGCCATTATTTTTTACTCGTTCCTGTGTATAGTCCAAACCAAGCAGCACCAGCACCAACAACAATACTGACTAAACCAGATTGTTCCATTGTGGGGGATAATAAGTCCATGTACCATATGACTACTTTGTAGAGTAATATGATGTATACTGTTAAAAATGTTCTAGGAAATATTCTCCATGCATCCACAGCTCTTGCCATGTCTATCCATGATTGATATTTATTTTTACTGGAATCAACAACATTAGTGTCTACTTCTAGTTCTATATTTATTTTCTTTGTTTCAGTCATATCTTCTGGTTTATTGTAATATGATAATTTTGGTTTATCAGCCATTATTCCTTTTCCTATTTTCTTTTTCTATTCTTTCGTTTTCTTCCTTTATATGATTAGATAACAATCCCATGTATATTTCTCTTTCCCATGGCATCATATTCTCTAACTCTGTCAAAGAGTATTTATGATGTTGCATGAGTGCAAAATTACTTTTATAGTAATTAGTTAGGCTCTCGTGAGAGAGCCCTATGCTAAAAAACTTCTTAGGCCCTCTATTGGTACTTCACTTTTTACTTTAGTATTAGGATTTTCAACTTCAACAACATATCTTATTTTTGGCATTGTTTCAAAGAATTTCATTACATTTTGAAATTGCTCAGTATTTAAGTTATCAATAAAATCTGTTAATTCTTTGTCACTTATATCTGTTTTCTGATATATTGTGTCATCCCAAGATATGGTTTCTAGACAATCTTTAACAATCGTAAATGCAATTTCTGTTGTTGATGCATTATTGTATGTAGCATAAGATGAAAGTAAAGGATAATTAAAAGTAATTTTAACACCATCGGTTACATTTACTTCATTCGAATGGTCATCAAAAACAGACACTTTAATTTCACTTATAGGTATATCTTTTGATACTATAGTTTTTTCATCATCTGGGCAAGTAATATTCACAGATATAGTTTCACCAACTGATTTACTTCTTATTTGTAAAAACACATACTCTGCGTCAAACAAAGGACATGTTGTTGGGTCTATTTTATTGAATGTACAGTCACGAATTAATTGTTTCATAGCATCAAGTAATTCTGTTTCATTTTCAGATTCTTGTGCCATTATCATCCTTTTTTGTTCTTTAACCAAGAACGGTCTATACTTTATTTCTTCATCTGTTGAAGGTATCGTTAAAGTATAAACTGGTGTTTCAAGTTTAGGTAAAGCCATAATTTTTCACTCCTTAATTATAATTTTCTTAATACTTTTGGTATCCTACTTAGTAATTGTCTTTCGACTTGGTTACCAAGTACATTTTGTAGTCTATCTAATAGTGGTTTAGGTAATTCAGATTCATCAGTTAAATTTTTCCAATATCTATATTTAAAACCAACAGTTATTTCCATAGCTGATGTAGCAGCTGAGCCAGAGAGAGTTTGTTCTGAAAGAGATTCAGGGAAAGCCTCAACTAACTCAACACCATATCTTCTATTGTTTTGTTGGTCTAATGTGTAGATTCTTACATTACCCACATAATCATCATAATAACCCATTGCAAATGTTTGTGGATTAAATGCTATTCTTTGCCATGTTTCGAAAAATTTCTTTTCTCTCATGTCATTGTGACAATAAAGAGTTGCACTAACATCACCAAATGTATATCCTTGTACTAAGTTTCTAGCAGGACCGTATATTGTGTCATCAGCAACTGTTGTTAAAGCACGAGCGGGTAGTGCTATGGTGTGACATTGATATGCAACATCTTTTGTAATACCACCACCTATATCTTCAAACAATATTTGTGAAAATAAATTTTGTGATGCACCTGGGCCACCCGTACCTCTACTACCTGATGGTACTCCAAATCTTACTTCATATCTTGAAGGTAATGCAATACCATCATCATCTCTCATTGGTGCAAGTAATTCATTTAATACTGAGGCAGAACCTGCCTCTATTAAACTTCCAAAATTTAATGCCATTATACCATCCCTCTTGATTTTGCAAATATGTGACTGTCAGATTGTTTCTTAAATCTCTGTATAGGTAATAGTGTTGCAATCATAAATTCATCTGCTTCTACTTTTCTAAACTTAGACCTAACATGCCCTGCAAGATATCTTTTTAGACAGGGTTTAATTAAGTTTACATTTTTTAACTTACTATAATCTACTCTTAATTTTGTAGATTCATCAAACTTGTTATTATTACTATAATCTACTAATCTATCTAATAATTTAATTCTCATAGGCATTGATAGATAGTGTAAATTAATCCCTAAGAAGCCATTGTTATATTTTTCAATTGGTAACACTAAAGGAAAAGTATCGTAATACGGTAGTTTTTCCTTTCCTTTAGGGTCATATACAAACATATTTAGTATACCAAAGGTAGGTACCGATGTTCTTTTTCCATCACGAATCAAATCCATAGACTTTGGTGCTCCAAACTCCTTGATTTTATCACGAAACCATTGGGTTGATTTAGGTCTGCCACCTGCAGCATCTAAGACACTTTGAATGTATTTACTTTTTGCCATACATGTATTTATAAGGATTGTATAGAATCATACAAGAAAAGTGCCCCTAGAGAATAGGGGCACTCAATAGTTTACTCAGCTAGTTTTTCAAAGTATGCTAATGTATCATCTTCCTCAACTACTGGTGTTTCCACTCTTGTGGTTGCAGGTTTTGTATCAACTTTAGCAGCTGCTACAGGAGCATCTTCCATTGTATCAGCAACATTACCAACTTTTACAGTACCAGAAAGTACTGCGTCTAGTCTGGTTCTTAACTCATCATAAGATTTAAAGTTTGATGGTGCAGTATACTCTGCAAGAGAGTATTGTGATTGCCAAACTTTATCTGCTTCTGAATCATCCTCAAAAAGTTTAGATGTATCTTCAAACTCTGATTTATCATAGTTCCAATAACCATCTACCTTTCTGATTTTAAGTTTAAAGTTAGCACCTTCCCAAAAATCAAATGGGTTGATTGCCTTTTCATCTTCAAACTCTGGTGACATTGCAGCAGTTACCTTATCAAAGATTTTTTTCCCGTAACGGAACAAGAATACTTTACCTTCATTCTCTGGGTGTTTCGTATCACTTACTATGTAAATGTTCGAGAAGTATTGTAATTTTCTTTTCTGTTTACGAGCTATCTCTTTGTCAGATTCTAAACCTGTATTCCATAATTGAGTATTATGTTCTGATACAGGGTCTTTCTGATTAAGTGTTGTAAGAGAGTTTTCAATGTACCATTGACCAGTTGGGCCTTGGAAAGCATGATTCCATACTTTTGCCCATGGTAGGTCTTCGCCATTAACGGCTGGTAGAAAACGAATTACTGCATATCCATTGCCAGACTTATCTAGCTCTGGTTTCCACAGTCTTTCATCTACATATGATTTTTTCTCTTGAGGTGCAGTTTCACCCTTTGCAGCATCTAACAGCTTATTAAGGGACCCACTACTTTTTAGACTATCTAATGACATATTATTTTCTCCGTATGTTATTATATTTTATCGTATGTTTATGTGTGTATTTTTCAATACATAACTATTTATAATAGTTAATCTTGCTACTATATCAGGTATTCGCATATTTTGTCAAGGGTTTTATAGGTAATACTTTTGACATTATTACAAACTAAAGGACTAGCGTCTTCATTGACAACCCAATAGAATTTTGTTTCTGGGAAGTCTTTAAATATTTGAATTAATTGTGTAGTCCAATTATCAGTATCGAATCCTCTTGATGTTTCTGATAGATAATTCTTTGTTCCTTTATAGATATTATTAATTGGCTCATCATAATCACTTAGGTCAAATCCTAACATGTATATTTCTTTGGCACCTTCTTTACATGATAGATACATGGCAGTTGCACCTGCACACCAATTTATAGGAAACTCTATATTGTTTACTTTGTCTTTTTCTTTTAACCATGTAACATATAAACCAACATTTGTATAACATTTATTCTTACAGTCTTCTTTGTCTAGATGAGGGAATTGATTCATCATTTCTTCATAATTTTTTTCTGCAGTTTCTCTTTCTTTACCTTGAACAACGCAAGATGTAATATCACCTTTGTCTGTTTCATGTATATCCATTGGTGTATAATTCATCTTTAGAAGCTCTGGGTCAAAATCTTGTAAGATTGACCAATCAGCAAAATGACATTTATTTTTTATTGCATAATCAGATTGATATATTTCTTGTTGTACACCATAATCTATTGCAACAAGATTATCTACAACGGCATCTCTGTATATTGCATTACAGCCCCATGTGGTAAATCCCTCATATTTTTTAGTTATATCCCAAACTTGTCTAGATTCGCCATTTCCATAAATTAAACTTTTCATACTTCTTCACCAGGTACATTCCCTAATGGTTTACAGAACATACCTATTGACATAATAGGTGGCACCACATGTCCATTACGGCGTTCTTCTTTCATAAACCCATTCCATTGAGATT